CACCAGACTCACTAAGAATACTATTGCCAGCAGAATCCTTTAGCGGCAAACCTACGAGCGCACTGGTTTCATTGCGATGAACAACTGCGATTACATCTCCGATAGACGGAGTTTCCGTAAAGCTAACTCGTTTCGTACTGGAATTGATTGAATAGTCCGCTGCAACTAGCTTTACACCGTTTAAATAAACATCCGTATACGCAGGAATCACATCAGCATTTAGCTGGACTGTGGTATCCCCAGATTGCCAAGTGTACTCGACTCTAGATTCTGATACCGACACACCCAGTGCTAATGCCCGATTGCCCCGAATGACTACAACGTCACCGGAAACAGCAGCATTGGCTAGCGTGATGGTCACATTGTCACTACCCATCGTGTAGTCAGACTCAGAGAGTAGTAATCCGTTTCGTGCGACAGAGACTGCGGAAGGATGAAACCCTCCAGTAATGAAAGCTGTCTGACTAGACGATGGAAAGAATTCTTCTCTGAACTGTGTGCTTTGTAAAACGGGCTGATTGCCTATGTAGCTCATCTACTTACTTTTGATTGGTAATTCAAAGAAGCGTTGTAATTGTTTGGCTGTCGTCATATTATTGATAATGCTGCTAAGTGGTCTTCATATGCACTAATCACATTTGACGTAAATACTGCTGAACAAACTGCTTGAACTTTTGCATCTCTACTAGAGTAATCGTCTGTCGGTGAAATAACATAACGATGGTAGCTTTGTGAAATAACGTTTCCGTCTTCAAGCACCTGCACTGCTTCCCGAACTTGAACGTGATTGAATTGTCCAACTACTTCGATCTTGTCAGTTACTGTTTGTTTTGTTAGTGACATAAAGTAACCCTTACGAATTAGTAAAATAAAATGCAGTTGCAACGAGAAGTGTGCAAGTAGAAGTTGAACCAAAATAAAATTGTGTACTTGCAATTGCTACTTCTCCGCCTATATTGGCACTAATAGCATTAGTGGTAAAATAGCCAGACCCTGTAATTGTTGCAGAAAACGGAAGTCCGGAATATTGAGCATAAGAAGATATTGCTAAGTTTGATCCACTAATTTTTATGGAAACGTAGACAACTCTCCCGATTTTAACGTACTCACCAGCAGTTGTTGATACCGTTCCAGAAGGCGAAACATCTGCTGAAGGTGTCCAAGTTCCTTCCTCATAATCATCCATAACCTCGCTAGTCATCCCGGAAACATTAGCATTGGCGCTAAAATCCAACCCGTATCCACTTGGCATAACAATGTTACTTCCGTCTATCAAACTCGCTAGCATTCGTGCGTTACTCATGCTTTACTCGGGGGTGTAGGCCAACCAACAACAAGGTTCCCATTTTTATCTAGTGTTGGTTTTGATGTTGCAGGAAGATTGCGTAGTTGTGTCCGATAACTAGCCCACTCTGCCTGATCTGAGTACGGGTAGTCTGAAGACATGCGCCAATCTGTAGATGCTAGGAGTTGGTTGCGTTCTAATCTTAGTAATCGCATAGGTTCTGCTACTACTAGTTCAGCAATCTTTGCTTGTATTTCTTCCGCAGTAGGTTTTCCCGTAGTTTCATCTAGCCAGACAACATCTTCGTATGCTGATGTTTTTAATGACCAAGATGATCCGGGTCTTAGTTTAACTAGTGCAGTTTCTAAATTCATGTAACCACCTCCATTATTGTCAGATGTGATGTTGCTCTATTAGCCCAAGTTGCATTAGATGTATCTGCGGCTCTATTGATAATAATGTTAGACCCATTTGTGCAACGTCCTCTTACTTTTACGTTTATAGATGTAACTCCAGGTGTCCACAAATAATTTAAAGAATGATTGGATGACTTATATATATCACCTGTACTACCACCAGAAACAGTTGAAATCATAGAAGCATTGCTTTGATTCCCTGTTGCTGTTGTATTTTGGTAAATTACTACATTAGACCCATCAACTATATTCAAAATTCCGTAGTCTCCTTGAGGTTGTCCTGCATACAGATTTACTAATATTAAAACTTTATTACCGCTCGCTATAGTCATTGAGCAATTTAAATCAGTTACATCTGTATCTGATGTACCAATAGCTTGTGTACCATTAAATGATGATGAAACAGTTTGAATAATATGCCCAGCAGGAAACTTTACACCACTATCCAACACTGCTTTACTATTCACAGTACTCGCTAACGTTAATCCATCTAGTTTAATTGAACTCATAATCTAGTACGCATAAAGGGTTCCAGTTATATTGATGTCACCACCACTAAAATTTGGAGATCCACCAGCAATAATCATTTGGCCTTTGACGATTATACTGTTTCCGGTAAAGGTAGTGTCTCCGAAATAGGCCCGATTTTCTGAAGTGTTGATTGTGATATTTCCTGTGATTAAATTCTGCTGAGATAGCCCATCGTGCTCATATACATCTATATCTGCAACAGTAGTTCTTGATTGAGCGTTAGCACCGATATAGCTCATGAGTTTTCTAACAATGAGGCTGTTGCTTGAATTGTGTTTGCTTGATCTGTATTTATGTAAATCTTGTCCGTCTGATTCAAAACAATTTTTGCAGAGACAACTTCTAACGTTGAACCAACAGGCACAGGCGCATTGCGAATAATGTAGATGTTATCGGATGCTGCACTACTGGCACTTTCTCTTTTATACATATCAACGTTCGCAGTAACGCTTCCAATGTTGCTAGCGTATAATCCAATCAAAACTGCTCCAGTCGCATTAGGCACTCCCCCAGAAGCAGTTCCATCGTAAACAACTGTTTCCGTGTTTGCGGCGACAGTAACTCCTGTGGACTCACTAAGAAATGACATTATTTTACTCTCTTATAATGCAATGGCAAATGCAATCCCTTGGGCTTCTGTTAAGCCTCCCCCTTGGGCACCCGTTGGACCTACTGGACCTTGAGGACCTGCTGGGCCTTCTGGAATTGTAAAATCAAAAACTGCTGCGGATGTTGTACCCGAATTTGTTACTGAAGCACTTCCTCCACTAGGCCCTATCGTAACAGTCCCTGCTGCAATTGTTGCAGCGTTTCCTGCTGGACCTTGTGCCCCTGTTGGTATTACGAAATCTAGTGTTGCAGCAGTTGTGGAACCACTGTTCGTAACTGCAGCACTCCCTCCAGCGGCTGCTGTGGTCGTTGTTCCAACGTTCACGGTGGCGGCTGTTCCTGCGGGACCAGGAGGAATGGTTATGTAGTTAGAGTAGGTTGTGGGGGTTGTATCAAACTGAAGTCTTGCTTCTGATGGATTGTTCGTATTTATCTCCCAACCCGCTACCCCTGTTCCCGTTAGCCCGGTGGCACCCGTGGGACCCTGCGCTCCCGTTGGACCAATTGGGCCTGCGTTTCCTGTCGATCCCGCCGGACCTGCTGGACCTTGTGAGCCTGCCGGACCTGTTGATCCACCAGGACCTGGAGGACCTTGGGGGCCTGTTGGCCCGATGGGACCTGCTGGACCTGTTGCTCCTGGTGCGCCGTCAGCCCCTGACGGCCCAGATGGACCTGCCGGACCAATAGGACCCTGTGCCCCCGCTGCTCCCGTTGCCCCTGCTGGACCAGTTGCTCCTGCTGGACCTGCTACCCCCGCTGGACCTTGTGCCCCTGTGTCTCCTGCTGGACCTGTGATTCCTTGAATTGACATGTCCAAAACGAACTGCCAGTGATCACTAGTTCCAACGTTTCCTTGACCTGCTCCCTTGTACAAGTACAACCGGCCATACTCTGTGGCTGTGTCATCTCCCCCAATTACTGCAAATTGCCCCAACGCAATTCCAACGTTCGTGGTAGGATCTGTATCAAACAGCAAATCTGATAAACTGTTGTAAATGTGGGCAATGTAAAAAGCCCCTGCTGTTGATCCTGCAATTCCCTGTGGTCCCGTTGGTCCTGTGTCTCCTTGAGGCCCTGATGGCCCCTGCTCTCCTTGTGGACCTGTCGGCCCCGCTGGTCCTATAGCTCCTGCTGGACCTGTGCTTCCAACATCTCCTGCTGGGCCTGCTGGCCCCACAGGGCCTTGTTCTCCAGTTGGCCCTGCTGGTCCAGTAGGACCTGTGTTTCCAATTGGTCCTGTCGGTCCTGTTGGCCCAATTGGTCCTTCGGGTCCCGTAGGTCCTGCTGGTCCCGTTGCACCAGTGGCTCCATCGGTGCCATCTGCACCTGCTGGTCCTGCAACTCCTGCGGGTCCTTGATTCCCTGTGATTCCTTGCAGCCCTTGAGGACCTGTTGGTCCTGCTGGTCCCGCTGGTCCCGCTGGTCCTTTGATATTTGGAATTGTGTAAGTGAATCGATTTGGAAATCCAGTCAGCGCAATTGTATTTCCAATGCCAGCTTGGTTTCCTGACCAATAATGCGCGGTTGATGGGGCAGAACTTCCAACAGTAAACGTTAGCGTTGCTGAAGTGGGTGCAGATGAAAGGGCTTCAAATGCTGTGGCGAACGTAGCGTAAGTGTTGTAAGTCGTTCCGTCTATGTCGTAAACCACCCCTTCGGTGCTGCCAAAACCATTCTGATCTGCACGATTGCTGATGGCCAATAGATAGGCATTGTTGCCACCACCGTTAAACACACTGGAATCACTAAGGTCAAAAATAAATATGTCATTCAGAACCCCTGTTAACGCTGGAGCTTCTTGGCCACTGCCTCCCGATAGAGTAAGTACAAAATCATTGTTACTGACAGTGACGGCGTAGGTATATGTAGCCATTAGTTTCTACCTGTTGCGTAGAAGTCCAAGAAATCACATCCGACAATTGGTGTGCTTAATCCATTAAAAAATTCAAAACAACGAATCACTGCCCAGACTTCTGGACTTGTGCTTTCTTTTTTCTCTAAAATGAAGTCCATTCCTAGCCTTCCACTGTCCCCGCCAGAAAGTGTCAACGTTGGGCTGCTCTGGAACTCAGAACTTACTCCCGATTTGCTTGCTGTTGCCCCTCCTACCGAAAGTAACGTGTTTTGGAATCCTTCCCACCGAAGTCTGAAATACGAACCTCCTGCTGGTAGATTCCCTAACGTCAAGGTGTTTCCACTGATTGATAACGTTGGATAATTTGATCCCAGCGGAGAAACGTAACCCAAATTAAAGGGATTCGCAGATGTTGAATCGTTTCTATACAAGGTGAAAAAGAAATCTGTTAATTCAGTCGGGTCTGCTTCTGCGTTCGGAGTCAACGTTAACTGCTGTGGAGTATTGTTCCCCGATGAAATCAAAGATCCGGTTGGAGTCAACGTTTCTATACCTGTTGCTACAATCGAAACCCCATCAATTTCCATACGTTGCAGGTAGTAATTTGCGATAGTTCGATTAAATCTCCAATTGAAACTGGCTGCAGGGGCTGCAGGCCAATCACTTTTCTGATCATACGAAAGAGATGTTGTGCTGGCACGATACAACCGTTCCCTTGCATCATCGTATGTGAATTGCGGTGTGCTACTAATTCCTAGAACTTCTGCTCTTGTTTCGTAAATATTGCTGTAATTATAACTAGTTTCAAATCTTGTAGATGATATTGGATTGGATGAGTACGAAATCACAGTCTCCGAATATCTTTCTGTATCTTCAATCGGATTTCCGTAAGTATAAGTCGTTAGACTGTCTCGTTTTTTATCGTAAGTGTAATTTGTCCCACTTGCGGAAATTCCATAATTTAATGGATAGACTTTACTGGGAACTCCAAGTTCATAATAAAAAATTGAAGCGTTTCCTTCGGTTGTTTGTTCGCGTTGATTCCCTTTTTTAAAAATCAATCCAAAATACGGTGTTGGATAGGCAAAAAAGCTATTTGCTACTTGCTCATCAACATTTCTTGCGTTGGAATAATATGTACCAAAAATATTACCATTTAAAGGTGATGTTAGATCAAAGCCGTTGTAATTCCCATCTAAACGAAGTTGGATAAATCCTTCATTAAATGCAGGAGTACCAGTAGCCATAAACCCTTCTTTAATATTTGCATACCTCCAATATTTTTTATTTGCCTTGTCGTACACATAATTCCATACAATTCCAGTACGGATTGTATCCCTAGTTACCGTGATGCCACCAACAGTCTTTGTCGTAATCGTTGGTTCTGTTGAATGATAGGTGATGTCCGTTATCCCATTCATTGAGACTGTAAGTTTGAATGGGTTTGTGCCTCCAACTTGCTCAATCTTCCAATAATCATCTACATCGTACAAATCAGTTTTACTGATTACTGTGTCATCTCTTGTGTACAATAAATTATTTTTTTCCCAAAATTTGTCCCCGCCTTTTGTCCACTCGTCATAGCCATCCACCGTTACGGTTGGCGAAGTTTTTGTGTAACCCATTTGAGGAGCGTTCGTTGGAGTAACATCTACTACTGTTGTTGACGGAGTACGAACTCTTAAATAGGTATCCGTTGTTGAGTAGTAGTACACTCCATTCTTGCGCCACTGGTAGTACCCATTTACGTCCTGTGACCCAGCACCACTGTATATGTAAGCAATTCCATCGTTCCAGAAATTTGCATTCGTTCGATTGCTTGAATCAACAATCGTTTCTCTAGTTAAAAACTGAGTTGATTCTGTACGAGTGTACAAAAATCCATTGCTCGGATGCTGCCAACCTTCGCCTCCCGATACGGTCCATTTCCGATATCCATTCGTGTCATATTCGTTCGTTGCTGAATATCCGTGCAGCCCAGCATTGCTACTTGTCAATTGCTCTGAAATTGGTGTGTTGATCGGTGCAGAACTAGATTTTATGTTATTACCAATCTGAAAATAAGGGCCAGCACTCCCCTTGTACCATGTGTTGTAGCCTCGGCTTGAACCACTTTGGGAGTAACCAAACTCTGAGGCAGTTGATGTTGTAATTAATACTTGCTCTGCTGGCACATATTGTCTGCCACCGTTGGATGCGACTAACTCCAAATTAGGATTTGAATTGGCATATGCCACATTCATCTGCAGATTTACTGCACCATAAAAATCAGAAAAACTGATGGGATTCCCTGCTCTGGGAATTATAGAAGCTACACCATAGTATTCTGACAAAAAGTCCCCACCAGGGATGATGTCCCCAAATTCGTTACTTATCTGATCTAAACTAATTTGTCCGGTTGCTGGTAGTGGCATAATTATCCGTTTGAATTATACCCGATGAGCATGAACATTAAACTTGATGAACCAAAAGTTGAATTGATGGTCAATGTTTGATTCGTATTTTTTTCTAAATAAACTTTTTCAAAACTTCGTAAATAATGAATTTTGGAACCCGTGTATGTATTCCAAAAACTAGAACTTGTTGAATAGTGAGTAAGATAATGCTTTATAGTAATGTAGTCTGTTAGATTTGATCTTAAATTTAATGAAAAATTACTGTTCGTTGTAGAACCATGTAAAGATATGTTCCAATGAATGTAGTACCATCCATTTTCGGGTATTGTGATTTCGTTATCAGTTGTTGTAGCCCAGCCTGGATAACTATTGTTCGTGTAGCTATTTCTGGTTGAATAATAAATCGGAAATCTGCCTCCCGATTGAAAAGCAGAGAGACTTGGCACAATTTCACAGAAAACCCCATTACCAGGAGGGCCTGTTGGACCAACAGGTCCTTGAGGACCCTGCCCTCCTTGAGGACCATCGTTGCCTGCAGGACCTTGTATTCCTTCTGGGCCATCGTTACCAGCGGGTCCTTGGGGGCCTCGCAGGTCGTCTGTTGTAAACCCTAGCCCATCATCTGAATTGAATGTGATGATTCCAGTGCTGCTATTGTAGGAAGCCCCTGTGAACCCTTTTCCATCAGCCCCAGAAGAACCATTGAGTGGGGTGTCAAACTCTCCTACGACTGTTTTTGCTGCGCCTGCAGCGTCATTTGAAAAACCAACAAGCAGTCTTTGTACAGACCTGCCACCTCCTCCAGGTGTGGCCAGAGTTGCACTTGCTAGCTCCAAAGATGTGACGCCACGACCTGTGTCTCCAGGTGCCCCAGGTGCCCCAGTTTCTCCCGTTGGACCAGGATTTCCTTGAGGACCTGTCGGAAGCGTTACATTCCCTGTGTAAGAGTTGTCCGATAGCTGGAATCGAATGGTGCTGGCATCTACAATATCCACTGCAGAAACACTGACTCCCGCCGTGCCTGGACTTCCGTCGGCTCCGTCGGCTCCGTCAGCCCCTGCATTTCCATCGGCCCCTGCAGGACCTCTCACTGATTGAGTCGTCGTTACCGTTGTTCCATCTGAAAACGTAAGAACTAGCTGACTGCTGCTATTGATTGATGCGGCTGTTGGAATGATCTTCGGAAGATTAACGTAGGAAGTGTAACTTACTGGAGTTGTGTCTAAAGCAAAGCGGACTTGCTCCGAATTGCTTGGGTTTACCTCAACGGCTGTAATGCTGGCACCATCAGATCCATTTGCCCCAGCAGGACCTGTGATCGTCCCAGTTGTTGTTAAGGTTGTTCCATTGTTTAACGTTAACTCCAACTGATTGCTGTTATTTACTGCAACCGATACGGCAGAAATAACAGGGAGATTGATGCTTTGTGTGCTGGAGTCCGTGAACGTAAATGTTGCACTACTTGTCCCCTGCGGTTGGGTGATTGTACTGATCCCCACTCCCGCTGGACCCTGCTGTACTAGCCCCACGTCTTGGTAAGTGATTACCAAAGACTCTGTGGCTGTATCAAAATCAATATTAACAATCCCTGGTCCCGTAGGACCTTGTGTGCCTTGTGGACCCTGCAACCCAACTTGCCAAGCAGTCCCATTCCAAACTTCTAGTTTCTGTGTGGTACTGTTGTAAATAATCGAACCTGTCGCTACCCCCGTCGTAGGTCTGGCTGATTCGGCATATGCTCCCAAAAACCTTGAATTGATACTGTCCGAAAGTTCTTGAGTCTTTTCCTTGTAGTGCAGAGCAGAGTATCCAACGGTGGAACCATCAGACAAAGTAAATTGCGAATCTTCTGGATGGATTGCCAGCTTTTGAGCATCTGCCTCAGAATTGGTTGCGTTGGTTTCGGATGTAGAAGCATTGGTTGCTGCTGTTTCTGCACTCGTTTTTGATGCCAACGCCTGTGTTGCGTATCCCTGTGCATCTGAAGAATGATTGGATGCTGAAGTTGCAGAACCTGCTGCTGCTGTCGCAGAAGTTGCCGCTTCACCAGCCTTTGTGCTGGCTTGATTTAAAGCACTGTTTGAATCTCCAATTGCTGTTGCGACTGTATTAACATTCGCAATGTTCGTCCCAACTTGAGATATATTTGAACTTGCCCCTAACGCTAAATCGGTCCCAACAGTATTGACATCTGTCAGATTGTCATACACCCCTGTGATTTTACTGGTGCCACTGTTCAAATCTGTGGCAACCGTAGTGATTTGTGTGTCTGATCCTGCCACTGTGTTGATGTTCGGCATTGCCGTGTTTACAGCATCTACCGTTGTCATTTCCGCAGTAGTCAACGGAACTGCTTCCAAGATCAATTGGAAGTATGTTGTATTTGTAACAGCATACGTTCCTGACGGAAGATCTTGAATCACTACATACAAACTATTGTTTGCAGGATCACGAACAAGATCATCTACCTTGTAAGAAAACCCAGCAACGTAATCTCCTTGCCAATCTAGCCCTGGGGGAATCTCCCTTTCAAATACAAACAAATCCCAATAATCGTTGTTGCCATCCCCGCTAGGCAAGGCTTGATTTGCTGGAACTGACTGAGTTGCAATGTATAACCTGTTCCGAACGGAATCTCTGACAACGTCACGAACTACATAGGTATTGGAAGCGGCGTGTATCCCACGCCATTGCATCCCTGGTATACCCTGCGTTCCCTGACTCTGAACAATAACCTGTGCGCGAGTCGTCATTGACTTACCTCACCCTTTACCTTAATTTTTCCGGCTAAAACTTTTTCTACGACACCTGTCAACTCAATCTCTAAATCGTATTCGTATACCCCACTGGCATATCCAGCAGTGCTGGATGCAGATACTGTAATTCGGATGTTCGGACCTGTTGCTGCCATTGTGATTTCATCTCCACTATTCCAGATTGCTGTCGGTGTGGACTCTCCACGATGCGTCTTGATGTGCATTCGTGCGCTGTAACTTGATAAATCTCGTGTGTTCCCAGATTCATCCTTAACCGTCAGATCTGCCCCGAATGTTGTTCCTTGCTCTACAACGAAGTCATAAATTCCGTAGGCCATTACCGTACAACTCGGAAATAGGATTCATTTCTACCTTCGCTTCTACTGAAAGAGTTGATTCCTTCGTTTAACTTCGCATCCATTGCCATCTCTAAAAATCTGGAACGATAAACTTGGCCCTTTTCAGTGTTGCGAGTTTGTCCCTCACGATTGTACGCACGTTCCAACGCACCAAATACCAACGCCTCATGGTAGTAATGACCAATGATCGGAACCGCCGTATCTGTTGTCGTGTCCGCAATGCGCGGTAACCCACGCAGTACAAAATCCTTGAAAATTTTGGTACTCGCATTCGGATCTTGGTACAACTCTGTGTCTTGTGCCGGTAATGGGAATATTCTGAAATTTCGTGCTGATGCATTGTTAAAAACAATTGCCTCTGGATTGCCATTGCGTTCCCGCCACTTTGGCGTTGCGTTCGTAGCGTAGTTTGATCGGATGGTTGTAAACGGATTGGGAACTACCCCAAAAACCGTGTCCATGAATGCTCCACCAGATGTATGCCGGAACACTGCTGCGTCCAGTTCTCCTTCACTCATAATCGAAACATTCAAACCATCCAAGGTCGCGGAGACAATCTCTTCAATACTGTCTGGGACTGTGTAGCTAGGGTTGTACGATATGAATTGTATTGACCCTGCTGTTTGTGTCCCATCCACGATGTATCTGAAAATTGTCTCCGACACCTTGGTGATGACATGTGCATTGTTTTCGACAACAACCACATCCCCCGTCGATAATCCGTGATCGCTTGACGTGGTCACTGTTACCGTCTTGCTGTCCACCGTGGTGGTGCCTGCTACGGCAGTTGCGGCTCCACTAGCAGCCAAGGCAACGGTGGCTGTGACCTGCGGTTGTCGGCTAATCCGAACAAACTCCCGCTGGGCGTCATCGATGTAACGATTGAGTTCGCTGTTCGTCCAACGTCGGTTGTCAATGTCCTGCAGCGCCTCTTCAACTCGCTCTCGGATTTCACGTCTGTTCACTGGTTGATCTCAATCACTTCAAATCGCTCCATGCTTTCATCTACCGACTTCTCTGCATTTTTGGGCCACCGAATTGCCCGAAGTTGAAACCGTCGCGAAGAGCGGGACACCAACTTCCGCATCGGGTCAGGTTGCAGATATCGGGTTCTGACTGTGTCACTCAGAGCATTAAAATGCTGAATCGGAAGTAGCACCGGCTTATTGCGAGGGATGACAATTGTATGAGTGTCCACCGTGACGGGCACTGGACCCGTGTCCCAAATTTCGTCACCACTTTCGATCTGCGCTACAACAAATCCATCTGATGGTCGATGCTTGACATCAACTTCCTTTGCCATCTCCATCCCGTCTTTGACGAACATGAATTGGTCTTCCCCTGTTCGCACATATGACTGGTGTAGTGTAGACTCTGGAAGTTTATTCGATTCTGGTAAGAGTCCTCCGGCTACTGCCATTGGCCTTCTCGCTTTCTAAGGGTTAAAAGATCCCCGACGCCCCCCACGATGGGAGACATCGGGAGTCAAACGGTTAAGAGTACGGTACGTTCGCGTCGAAACGGAAGTCTACCCAGAAGTACATGTCCCCAGCGGTGGAGGCAGTTCCTGCAGTAGTGACGGTTGCCCGTACTACATAGTTGCTTTCCCCATCGTCGGTAGCGGTGTACGCGGTGACTGCCGTCATCTGCTTTGCTGCAGCAGATTCCGTCCTCGCAGCAGACTTGATATTCGTGGAGGCCAAGAAAGAATCCACGGTATTGATGTCACCAATCTGAACAGCGGCACTGGTGCCGTTGTTGAACGCAGTCTTTACAACCACGTTTGCTTTCTCAACCATCGCGCCTTCGGGCACGACGATGTCAAAAGTGTAGGTCCCCGCAGCAGAAACATCTGCTGATTGAACCCGAACATGCTTACTCGTCTGAGGCATGTTGATGTGTTTAACAAGAATCGATTCCATTTTATCTCCTAGTTGGAATCGCTCCGGTTTTGGCCGGAGCTACAATAATTAAATGTCGGTTGCGCCAACTTCGATGCGGTAGAGATACAAATCCTGCAAAATTACGCAAGAATAGGTGGTGTCCCATGCAACCGTTCCTCTCTGTCCCAATGGATCGCCAGGGCCAGGTTTTGGAGTCACTACCTTGGATCGGAGTGAATCCTTACCACCCAACGTGGCACATCCACCGAAGTCTTGAGCCATTATCACAATTGGATACACGTCAATGTTCCCGCCGGTGGACTTTAGTCCCGTGGAACCTACTGATGCACCAGCACCCTTGAAAGGCATCGCCTGCGTAGTCAGGATGAAGCGGACTCCTCTTGCTGCCCCTACTTCTCCTTCCATCACATCGCTCTGGTCAGCGTATTGCTCTACCGGAACGTATCCAGGGATGGCTTCCAGATCCTGTCGCAGGTCCACATGACCAATCGCTACGAAGGATTCGCGCAATGGGCTGGTGGTGACCCCATCGCTGGCGTCCAACTGCTCCTTGATCTTGGTGGCGTCATTGTTTTCCAGAACCCGAATTGCTCGGTCTAGCAAGGTCGTTGCGGCTGTACCAGCGGCAGCGTTCTTGTTCGCAATGGTGTAGTTTACGTCACTGCGTCCGGTGCTGCCGGTGCTGCGTGCGTAGCCTACCTGTGAGCCTGCTCGGAATTCCTTGTAGGAAATAAAATCAATAGTTTCACCTGCCTGCTGCGCTTGTCGCTCCGTGATCACTTGGACAATCGGATCATGTGATGCTGCCAGCATGATATCGGTGGTATTTACATACGAACCGTACTGCTGCAAAACATGTTTGATTGTGGTGTGCTGGAGGTTTACGAAGTCTGGAGAAACGCCCTCTGCCAATGGGGTATCCACAATCGGGAAGCGTTCGTATCTTCGGTGCCTGATCTCCAAACCCTCTTTTTGTGGCTTGGTTTCGCGCTGGGCGAATTTTGCAAAGGTGAGTAAACGCTTCGCAATCGGAAGCATTCGTTTTTGGATGGTATAGGCGTCGTGCTTGCTAAGATCACCGTAAGATGATCCCGAAAGCAGGCCGGTTCCTGCGTTAATAGCCATTTTTCTGTCCTTTCAACAGAGGCTATCTGGTCATTGACCCTTCGGGTCAATCAACAGATAGTCAATTCTTGAAATCTAGACGGCGATGCTCTCCCAGAGTTCTTCGTCGTTCATATCCTCTGGTCTGCGTTCCTGCTGTCTAGGATTACTGTTTTTTAACAGGCCCTGTGCTGCCTTTCGGCGTACAGCACCTTGCGTCTCTTTTGGTGGTTCTTGCGATTCCACCGGCTGTTGCGTTGATTCCGTTGCTGGCTCTGATCGAAACTTTTCCCGCCCTGCTTGGGTGTTGAGAAAGTCGTTCATCACTGCCGCATGATCCACGGGGTCCATCGATTCCGTCATCGCTCGTAAGCGCATGGGACTCGCATTGACGTATTCGTAAAACTCTGGACTCTTGTCGATGTCCATATAGTCATCCCCCACGTTCGTTCGCATGTGCGCTGCATGTTGCAGACGGTACTGATTCGCCTTGTACTGCTGCGCGATCTCCTCCAGTTGCCCGATCCGGTCCTCTGGGACCTCCGGCATCTGAATGTTCTGTGTCGCCTTGGCAATTTCGTGAGCAATTAACTTTCGATACGCACTGGTCAGTTCTTGGAACTCGTCCAGCGTTTGCTTGGTGGCGGGGTCAAACCAGTCTTCATCCAGTGGCGTTGGACCCTTGGGCTTGGCTTCTTCCTGGGACGGCGATTCTGGTGTTTTTGCCTTCTCCAGTTGCCGCTCCATCTCCAATCGCTCCAGGCGTAACTGTTGGAACTGCTCCCGCAATTCCTTCGTCTCCTCGTTGCGACGGTGGAACTCCTTCTCCAAGTCCTTGTAACGCTTCTCGTAGTTATGCTCCTCCTTCTTCTCCTCGGCGGTTGGCTCAGAGGGTGCCTCTACTTCAAAGACCTCTGATTCCTCCTCTTCCTCGGTAGTGGAAGATGCTTCTACTGCGTCTTCACTTACGTCCTCCACCTCTGCCGGTGGTTTGCCAACTTGGTCCCATAACTGGTCGTCTGTCAACTCTGGAGCCGCAGGGCTTGTGTCCTCCATCTGGGGAGACAACCCCTCCGACGCCAAAGTCTCCTGTGCGGTAGACTCTGCCATCTTTTTCCTTACTCACGTTAGTTTAGCCTCTCAGGGTGCCCCATAATGGCTGGGATCTGAGTTTTGGCGTACTGCCTGTGGGTTCATCGGCAATCCAAGGATCTCCTGCATTGCCACCCGATAGCCCTGCAATTGGGCAAATTGAAGCCTCTTGGCTTCAGTATCAATGGTTGCGGAAACCAATTGCTCCTCCGTGTCTCTGATCGATTGGTGTAAATGCTGATACAGCACTTTCCAACCTGGAGAGTCCACTAAGGTGGAAATTAGTCTTGCGTCCATTTTGTTTGTGTTTCCTTCAAGTCGAATCCTACGCATGAACTTCGATTCGTAGACCATTTAATTCATTACGTTCGTTTGGTCATTCGCGGCTTCTTGACGCTGCTGTGCCATCAACTGGCGGGGATTGTTCTCCCCACCTTGGGCCTGCTGCTGTGCCTGCTGTCCTCTCTGTTGTGCCAACTGGTTCAACTGCGCTACCTGCGCCTGTCGCATCCGCTGCTGCTCCTGCTGTGCAGCTTCCATCGCCTGTGCTTGTGCCTGTTGCGCCTGCATCGCCTGCTGTGCCTGCGCCTGCATCTGCTGCTGCTGCATCTGCTTCTGCTGTTCCTCGTTGATCAACATGCTCATTCCATAATAATCTGGGATCGCGTCCTTCAGTACATTCCCCTGCCGTAACAACTCCATCCGCTCTTGGATCTGACTCTGGCGGATGTCCTCGCTTGCCGCCTTTTTTTCATCCAAAATGGCCTTCGTTGTTTCAAATTCGCTGCGTAATTGGAGTTCCTGCTGCAACGATTGAATCTTCAACTGCTCCGCTTGCTCCGCTTGCTGGGCCTGCTGCTGCGTTAGCTGTTGCTGGGCCTGCTGTACCTCCGGCTCACTCTTGACAATTACCTCTGGGTCCAAGTTGAACGCTCTTACGAGCGGTTGTACGAACGCATCGTACCGGATGTAGTTCTGTAACTGCGGTAACTGGCCGATTGTTGATAAAAATTGGATGAGCTGCGTGTTGTGAACTTCCTTCGCTACATACTGCGTCCAGCCCGTACAAAGCGCCTCGTAGTCCCCCTTCAAACTCATGTCCCCACTGTCTACCATCAACCATCGGTAAATCGCGCTGATGTTGCGGGTGATCATGTCTGATACCGAACGAACAATGTCCGCCGTTGTCTTGTTCGCGTTGGAATTTAGGATGGACATGCCCGTGGCCGTTCGCGTCTGCGAGGGGGACATCTCCCCATACCCAATTGCCGTCTGGCCACTGTCCAAATCCGCTTCCCGCTCCAACACTTGGATCAAATTGAGCAGCCCGTTCGTTACGTCTGGGATCACAATCGATGCGAATGCGTCCTGCACACTCATCCCACTGCGAACCTTAAATTGCTTTCCTGCGCGGATCGACTCCAAATCACTGCCACTTTCAAACGCGGCGGGGTTCACCACGGTCATTGGGACTGCACTCAGTTCTTTGCCCTCCACCAACATCGCATAAGAGAAATTGATCAGATGTTGAATGTCCCGTATCGCGTAGTAAATTCCATCGCCCCAGACACTTTCTGGGTTGCGCTGCCAGTACGCAAAATCATACGGCTTGCGCCCATCGAACGGGTTGATTGCCATCTTGATTACCTTGTGGCCTACCACATGGCATACAATGTCCAACGTTCCCGTAAAGTCATCCTCTATCGGTAGATGCGCCTTCAAATCATCCGCATCCATCTTGCCCCAGAACTCCAGCACCTCAAATTTCTTCACACGGTGCGAGTTCGTCTCATCCAACGTCTTCGGATGTTCGCTCTGGTCCTGCCCCTCGACACTGCCAATGTTGCTACTGATCACCTCATCGATGACCTCCGGTAGGAATCCTTCCTGCGATTTGCCCAACTCCCTCAACTGGATGGAAGAAAGGAAACTCCGCTGGATGACATACTCCGCGTCATCGATGCTTGTTGCCTCCGGCGTTGGGAACACATTCCAAATGCTCACAAAGTCCACTGATGGAACCAACTCTGATTCAATCTGGGACTCTACCTGCTCCATAAACTGGCCCGTGTTCGGGTCCATCGTTCTCTTTGTCTCGTATACCGGATAATTTACATATTCCAGCATCGGACTTTTTGTGACACAGGTGCCGTACAAACAGAGTTCGTGGATGCTGTCGAGTAACGAATCCAAGTAGTGCGTCTGGTCCAACACATCCCTTATCCGGTCCTCCATGTTCTGCGCTCTTTGCTGCACTGCGTCCAGCAATTGATAGCCCTGCAAACCCTGCTGTACCAAATCTGGTGGCAAGTACCTCGGCTTCCTTGACGGCGTTACCGAAAATGGGATTCTTCCATCGTCAAAGAGGAGACTGCCAATCTTCACCTTCGCACTGTTCACCTTGCGGCGGGTCTGGTTGATGTAAATCCCCCGTCTTGCCGCTACACTCTCTCCTGCAGATGTGATCTTCTCAGGGTACTTCGCACGATACGCATCATACGCATCCCGCCAGATTAATTCGTTCTCCTGACGGTACTCCTTACTCTTCTCAAACAACTCCCGAACCGCCTTGCCAATGTCGTCCAGCGGGGCTGTGATGACCTTGACCTCCACGGCAACAGCGGCATCTTCCTCCTCCAGATCTGGATCACCTCCTTCCTGGGCTAGAATTTCTTCTTCACTTGGGGCTACTGCCATTACTGCTTCTTCCGGTTTGCCGTCTTGCTGATCACTCGCAAATTGCTCGGTTTGTTGTTTCGGGGGTTCCCGTCTCGGTGGTCTACTTCCTTACTCCGGTTCCCCTTCGTAAGGCGTCCCGCTCCCACCATGCGCCGACGGGCCTTGTTCCTTGCGGCACGGGCCTTCTTCTGCTCCGGTTTCGCATGAAACTGATCATACTCCCTCCGGTAATTACGGACTCTTGGCTTTTTGGTCGTCATCTACGTTCCAACGGTCCTCAACGTGGTAGACCAGGCGTTCTAACAACGCCCGAATCTCCACTAGTTCATCCACCAACGGGTCCATGTCTACTACGATCACGTCGTAGTTCTCGTTCCCTTCTTCTGGGGTCACTTTTTCTTCATCCCCTTCTTCGCCTTCATCATCATCATCCGCTTCTGCATCGCAGGAGACATTTTCTTTGCGGATTTTCCTGCTGGTTTCTTCATCATTTTGCTCTTGCTTCCGTACATGGTCTTCTACTCCTACGTTAGTTGGGGTTGATGATGATTACCTGCTTGGGGTGCAACACCCACAAGCTCCTACGTCCAACGCACTCAGGGCGTAGCCCTTTGTCGTGGTTTTCTTCTTGGATCTTTTAGGGAGCCGATAGCCCACCTTACGGGCGCTGGCGGCTCTGCCTCGGTCCACCGTTTGGCGGCTGGTTTCTTGCGTTTGGTGCATCGTTTTTTCTTGAGTTTAGACATTGTTACTCAATTTAACTAAGACCTCAATACTATATACTCGGCGGAATGTAAACACCCCACTTGGTTTGTTGGTACGCTGGGGCACCCTGCCAAGTGTCCCGATACGAGGGTGCGCTCGTCCACGGATGCAGCTTGCAGGACAACGCCGCGAGGGCTAATGCCATCACACAATCGTCGTGACTCCCAGGTTGCGCCGCTGTCTTGCCGTTCGGTAAAAAGACGAACGTCTGTAACTCGTCTATGACCTTTGGAGTGCGAACGATCAGTTCGCGCTCTCGGATCAGTTCGCGTAGGTAGTCCACTAAGACAGGTTTGCTCTTCACCGATGTCTTGAAGCCAATCTTGCGGGTTGCGCGGTTCGATCTCTCATCCAACGTCTTGTCAAAATACAAATTCGGGTAGTTGTGGAACTCCTGCAGGAATTTGAGTGTGACCAGCCCATGATTATTGCTCTCCACCGTGAGAAGGGCTTCGTTGTACCACCGCCCCAGCGCACATACCTGCCATGCCAGCAAATCGGGATCGATCTTCGTTCTGAGAGTGGCGCATTCTTCGTAGGTTTCCGCGTCCAAGACCACCGCTACACTGTAATCCGTGTCCCTGGTGCCCACTTCCAACCCCTCACTTACGTCTACCCCAATCCGGTACTCCCGTGATGACCTTGGCGCACGCCATACCGTTAACTCTGCACTCGTTTCCTCCCCCTCCATCGCCGGTTCCAGCAAATAAGCGTTCCTTCCATCCGGTTTCCTCCGTTTTACTGGGATCGTGTACAACATCGGCGGGTCTTCCCGCTGCCCACGCTGCATCTTCAAGTACATCTCGTTTAATGCATCCCTGTCGAATACCCCACGCCCCGTTGTTACGAACGATTCACGAGCTGTACTCGGATACTCCTGGTGAAACTTGTCTAAATCCCCCTGACACTGCGTCCGAATACACTCCCGACGCCAATGCAGGTTCTCTAATGTCACCGTGAAGACGTGAATGTTGCTGTCGTCTGGGTCCAACGTGTGGTTTGCGGACAATTTCGGGATTGTGATGTCCTCCAGCGGCGGTAACCCATCGTCTGTTCCCAAGTCGAAGCTGATTTCCTGACCCAATAACAGCTTTTCTTCCTCTCCCCCGTACCGTGGGTCTGTTCCCAATGTCTCTACGAAGTCCGCCTTGGATTGTTCGTCTAAAAATGGCTTGCTGTAGTGGCTGTAACAGTACCAAGGGATAAATACTGACTCAAAACCACTGTCTCCCGCCTCCGCATCCCAATATAACTGGTAAAATACTCCGCCTACACCGTTGGCGGTGGATTCTAAGACGACCTCTGTGCCATATCCCTGCACCACCGTGTTCAATAGGCCCGTTAAGTAGTCCTCTCCACCGTCCCCCCAGAATGCGACCTCCGAACAGTGCAGGAAATCGGTTTTTGAGCCTCGGACTTCGCGTCCTCCCACCGTGGCCAAGCCGTATTCGGAACCTAGTTTTCCCCATACCAACTCGTTCTTGCCACTGTATCTTACCTCCGGCTTCAAAATCGGGGGCAGGTTCTCCTCCATCACCCGCGTCATCCCAAACATCGTGTTCGTTGCCGCCCTGCTGTGCGTCACAATCATCACGTTCTTGTTCTCGCGGGTGGCTGCTCTCTGGAAGAAGCGGCCTTGGACCCAAGTTGATACCCCAAACCGGCGGGCCTTCAATACAATTAGGCGTACATGCCCATCCCTGCGTAACTGCCGTTCCGCAATGCGATGGAGTATGTACTGGATCGGGTTCAACTGGAATGGAATCAACTCGCCACTGCCGAACTGCTGCACCTTCAACGCATGTTCGTAATACCACATCGGATAGTGGTACGCCGTCGTGACGATCTTCCGTAACGCTTCGATGTCCATCGGTAGTTGGTCATCGATGGTGGGGTCTTGGGTAGGGGCGCTATCGCTGGTGGGGGTCATCGTCCTTCTTGAGGAAGCCAACGGCACCCATCATCGGACGGCACCAGGAAGATAAATCTGCGGGGACGCCCCATGTAGCAGTCGGTATGTTGCCAACGTGACGGGCACACATGCGACGGCGGGGGCACTCCACCGCCGTGCAAAGACAATAGGATCGGTTGTTCATAAGGTTGGGGGCGGAAATGACTAGGGGACTCCTAATATATATATGGGGGCTACCCCTGGCCAGGGCCAGGGGGGGGTCAGTCTTTGAATAAATTGATATTAAAAGATATTAATATCAAAAGATGTCAATATCAAAAGATGTCGATATCAAAATGTAATGTTTATCAAAATATTTAGCTTTCTGAATACAACCAAGTGAACGCGATTTTTTCCGGTATCTTGAGAAAACGGAAAATTAGTTGATTTGTTTCGGAGATTGTTCAAGTGCTTTTGGAATACTTCCCAGTAAATGTTCTACCGTAACCGTCTGATTTATTTGCTTGTTTTCCTGCAAAGCACCTACTTCTGAACCTAGCATTCCAAGTATTCTTGCGGCCGGTGCGTATTGCTTGGCCTCTCTTGCTTCCTTGTATAGTTGAACGGCCTCACCTACTACCCACCGCTTAGAAAGCATATCGGCGGCCGCCGATGTTGTTTGCAAATCCTGCAAATATGCTTTGATTTTCGGCCGTTCTAGCAATCTCTTGATTTGAACAGAAGGATTTACTTCTGAATATCCCGCTTTTTTCAAAGCATCTAAACTATTGTAATCATTATTGAAATAGCTATTGCAAAATACTATCTCTTGTTTTGTTAGTGCTTCGTTTGACATTCCAAGCCAATTCTAGATATAATTGTTCCAACGTCAGACACGGCAACGCAAAAGCAAGCCAGTCTGATGCAAATCAAATCCTATCAGACTTATTTCTATAAAGTGTTAGGC